GAAAAGCCTTTTGAGTTCCTTAATAAAATACAAAAGGTTGCTTATACCCTGAACCCTTTCGTTGTTGAGGTCGCTGAAATACTCCAACGGAAGGGTAGAAGTGTAGGTAAATTTCAGCCGATATGTAATCACGACCTACCACCTAAGCCATATGATATAGCTGAGAATGCTGAGTCAAGACAAGCTTATAGAAGAGATGCAGCTGAGGTAAGGAATAGACAAGCTCACGAGTTTAGGAAATCTTGTCGTACAAGGATGACGATGGAGACAGTAGAACGCTTTAAGAATAAAGAGAAGTTCTATATACCGTGGTCTTTTGATTATAGAGGTAGAGTTTACCCTATACCTTCACTATTAACCCCACAAGATACAGACTTTGGAAAGAGTCTTATAAGATTTGCTGATGAATCCTTCATGGATGATGAGGCAGAGAGATGGATAAGGTTTCAAGCAGCTACAACATATGGTCTGGATAAAGAAACTCTTGATGATAGACTTGCTTGGACTTATGAGAATGAATGGTTAATAGAAAGAATTGCATGTGAACCAATAGATTCTCTACCTAACTGGGAAGAAGTTGAGGAACCTTGGCAATTCTTAGCTGCATGTGATGAGTTCTATCATTGTGTTATAAAGAGAGATCGCATTAGCACTGGATTACCTATAGCAACAGACGCTACATGTAGTGGTCTACAGATCTTAGCTGGATTAGCTAGAGATAAAAAGACAGCACAACTCGTCAATGTGGTGCCTTCTGATAGACCACAAGACGCTTATAAAGCAGTAGCTGAACAGGCTGTACCAGCTTGTCCTGAATTGTGGAAGAAACATGTAGATAGAAAGGTAGCCAAAAGGCTAGTCATGACAATACCTTACAATGCAAAATTTCAAAGCAACTGGAGGTACACATATGAAGCCTTATGTACTAAAGAGTTTGATATTACAAACTTCCAAACAGCTAAAGGTAAGGACTTAGATATACCTAAAGATGATGTAACTAAGATTACTCATGCGTTGCGTGATGCTACACATGAGATATTTCCTGGACCTATGTCTGTTATGAAATGGATAGAGGATGAGGTTAGTAAAGCTATTAAGCGTGGAGCTACTTATCTTGAATGGGTAACACCATCAGGCTTTGTTGTCTCTCAGAAAATATTTAAGCAAGAGTATGAACGTATAACCTTACAAGTATTAGGTCAGTGCAACATGAGAGTTGGTACTGGAGATAGTGACAAGGTTGATAAGGCTAGACATAAAGCTGCTACAGCTCCTAACCTAATACACTCATTAGATGCAAGCCTATTATGTCTATCTACTATTAAGTTTAATAATCCTATAGCTCTAATACATGATTCAGTTCTATGTAGAGCTACCGACATGACAGAGTTATCCAGAATTGTCAGAGAAACATACATGCACCTGTTCGCAGAGCATGATTACCTAACAGATTTCGCTTACCAGATAGGTGCTGAATCTGAACCACCGATTATCGGAGACCTTAAACCGTCCGAGGTAATTGAATCCACTTACTTTTTTTGTTAATGAGAAACATCCACGTCACACCTGAACCCGTAGTACTAGAGGGGTATCAGGCTGTAATGAAGCCGAGTCAGTATGGCTATAGCTTGAGAGCTGTAGTAGGACAAGACTTGATTGATAAGTTAGAAGAAGAGAGAACTGATTGTCTTAAGTGGGCTGAGTCTAAACTCAAGAACCCTAAGAGATCATCTCTAAAACCAGAACCTTGGGAGGAAGTATCCGATGGAAAATACATCATCAAATTCTCTTGGAGTGAAGACAAAAGACCACCAGTGGTCGATACAGAAGGTACTCCTATTACTGACGCTAATACTCCTGTCTATGCAGGAAGTACTGTCAAACTTGGATTCATACAGAAGCCTTATCTACTCAGAGACGGTATCTCGTATGGCACCTCTTTAAAGTTATCAGGTGTACAGATCATCACCGTACAAGGCGGTGCAGGGGTCGATACAGGCGACTTAGATCAAGCAGGTGTAGCTGAACTATTTGGGAAAACAAACGGCTTCAAGGCTGGTGAACCTAACGTAGAGGCAGCTGGTACACCTAGCTCAGTAGAAGATGACTTCTAATGTTCAGGTCTGAACTAGAAGAGAAGGTCTCAGACTTACTGTGTGAACTAAAGATTGATTATGAATATGAACCAACAAGGATTCCATATGAAATACAACATAATTATTCCCCAGATTTCCTATTACCAAATGGAATATACCTAGAATGTAAAGGATATTGGGATAGTGCAGACAGGCGTAAGGTCAAAAATGTAGTGGAGCAACATCCAGAGATAGATCTAAGGATGGTATTTCAAGCTCCATACAATAAGATCTCAAAGAAATCAAAGACAACATACGCGCAATGGTGCGATAAACAAGGCATCAAATGGTGCGCGTACCATAACATACCAATAGAATGGCTCACATAGAG